ATCGCTGCCAAATATTCTTATAACAATAGTACCAGTTGGTGCGATATTAAGGTTATTATCCAACTGTATTCTAGTTGGTGTAGTTAGCACAAAATCATTATATGGCAGCAACTGATAACCGCCACTTGTACCAGGTGCCTTGTAGGTAATATAAATTTGATTAATATTAGTGACTGCATGTGGCAGCGTAAAGTAGATAGCCGTAGTAAGGTTGTTTAACTCATTATCAAACCCAAGACTATCAAGTCCAACACTATCAAAACCTGTATCAATAATTGTATTGTCACTTGTACTGCCACTGAATATTTTAGTATACATATCCTGTGCATCGTGGTTGCCTTGAGTCAGAACGGTAATCTTACTGCTGTTTGCAATCACTAGGTTTTGATTAAGTGTTAGTGTATTGCCACCATATATTTTATAATCACTGTTACTGCTATCACTGATTGTAATCTTACTGTTTAAGGCAGGCGCAACAGTAAATGTAATAACAGGAGGAACAGTATTAGTAGGATCATGATACACCGTATAATCAATACCAATAGTTTGTGTTACATTGTTTATAACAACCGTTATTTCACCGTCAGTTATTGCTGCAATTGGTTTTACATAACTATTTGTCATGCTATACACCGTGGTAATACCATCGCCAACAAAATAAGTTTGCTGTGGTGGAATTAAATCATTGCCATTTAACTTAACAAGTGAGTATGCACTTATAGGCTCGGCATAAATTTCAGGATTACTTAATATAAATGTATAATCTGATGGATACACAGTGCTTGCACTAGTAACAAATGTCTGCTCATAGATTTCTTGATAAGCACGATGACCAAGTGCAAGTGCATACAAATGAATCTGTATATAATCTAGGTCATTTGGTGCGGTATCAAAACGAACCGCAAGAACCTTTCTACCATTTTCAAGTTTATTTACCAGTGTCCAATTAGAAACAGCAATGCCATTTACTTTAACATATGCTTGCTGAACATCTGATAATACACTATCGGCTATATCAAAATCTGTACGAACGCCATCAGCAAAGAATGAAGTATCGCTAATTGGATTTATACCATTGCTACCAAACATTATAACATAGAAGAAAGTATTGGTAGATACAGTATAGTTCAAGTTAATATATTCTTGTAACCAATCTACGGTATAATCCGTACCTTCTGCAAGTGGGCCCTTGACTTTATCAAGCACTACAAACTTTTCAATACCGCCGATTGGAAAGGAAACACCAGTAGCAGCAACTGAATAATCAATAAAGTTTCCACTATTGCTTGGTGCAGTGAATACTTTAATATCCATACTGTTATTGCCTAGCGGCAATGTCTTAACACGAATATCAAGAGTGTCGTATATTCTGCCAGGTATTAATTCTTCTGGTGCGTGGCTGCTATAAACATCAACAAATTGACCACCATCAACATTGATATCTTGTGGACGAAGCCCAAGACCGCTATCCAAGAAGTCACTACGAATATAAGTGTCTTCGGTTTGTGGACCATAAACATCAATAACGTTTGCAACATCACTTGTGCTCAAGTCATAGGCAATCTTATCATAGTTAAGAACATCATAACCTGGTGTTTGATTAAAATCTGGACCTTTTACACCAACTCCGCCATATTCCATACCTAGCATAACCTGTGCAAGATCACGACCAGCCATGCCACTTTTTGGAGCATAGTAAGCCCAAATACGGTCAGCCGCATTATCAAGCCAAGCACCGCTGTAACTTGTTAGATATGTGCTATCAAATATAGAACCACTTGTAAAGTTGTCAGTAGCAATATAACTTACCTTGTTATAGATTACTATATCGTTAAGTGCATACTGTGTTTGTGGATACCAAACTTTAACAACTAGTAGAACAAACTTTGTAAAATCAAATGCGTTGCTACTTGTATGATCCACAACAGTTTTATAAGGTTCACCGTTATAAACGATTACCGTATTAACAGCATAATGAGTGTTTGCTGCCCAATCCACAATGCTATTGGCGTATGTATAACGATCAAACTTGATATGTGTGTCAAATGTACGTGGTAAACCATTGCCAATAATAGGGATAATAGCAGCACCGTTGCCCAAACCATGCACAACAGCAGTAGCATTGGTATAATTTTTACCGCTATTAGTTACAACCACGCTAGCAATCTTTCCACTTATAATAACAGGGGTAGCAGTAGCACCTGTACCATCACCACGAATTTCAACGGTAGTTGTGCCGCCATATCCTGTACCACCATTAACAATATCTACACGTTCAATACTATAAAGATGATTATTAACCCAAGGTTGATAAACTGCTTGTGTAGAGAGTGCAGTGGTATCAAGCACATTACCTAACTGTGGACTACGATACTTGCTGCTAGTAGTGCTATAGTATGGTTGTAGATCAAAATCTGATGTATTTGTATACGCAGTTTCAATAGCATTTGTATTGTCATATCTTGCAATATATTGCTTTAACTTTGTATGAAATGGCTTGACTTCGCTAAAGAAACTTGTTACAATCGTTTCAGGTTGTGGCAGATAAACTGGCAACGGATCAAGTCCACGAACACGATGATAGATGTCAACAAATGAAGTCTTCATTAACCAATCAGTTTGTAGATGTTGAGAAGAGATAGTATCAATCATTAACTTAATAAGTGTCTTATAGTCGCTACGATATTCGCTTGTCATCAACTTGTCTTTGATAACATCAAATATATAACCAAACTCAATGGCACTATCTGCGGCATAGGCTACGTTTTCAAAACTACTAGTTTGCCAACCAAATCCGTTGTTGTTAATATCATACAGTTTACTACTAAACTGTATTGTGGCATTCTGCTGTGCAAGAAGTTCAAGACCGCTTGCATTTACGAGAACCCACTTCCAACCACCATCGGTGCTATTAATGATATAAATGATATCACCAACTAGCAATGATAATTTAGTAATATCACTTTCGTTGTTTAGTGTATACTTTGGCAAAATGTTGGTATTAAACTTGCTGCTATACCAATCACCATAACTCCAATATGCGTTAACATCATATGTTTGCACACGATAAACCTGCCAACTACGAACATTCGTTGTTGAATTTACTAGTCTATACAAACCCCAACCACCAAGTGTAGAAATTCCTGTTGCAACAAGAACACTGTCGCCAATCTTATAAACGTTGGTGTCAAGATAGCCTAGTTCGGTTATATTTTGTACACGTGTCGCATAAGAATCACGCAGTGGTTCTGGCTCTGCGATATTAAGTGCTTCAATAGCCTGCTTACGAACAAGTTTGATAGGGTTTGTTTGGCAGAAATTGTTTACCTGTTCAATGAATAACTTCTTTGCAGTTGGTGCATCACTGAATACACTTTGGCGTGGTCTAATAGCCGTTCCATAACGTTGAGCAATTGGCAACTTAACATCTGGCACCTGACGACCAGTGCTATCTTGACCTCGTAAACTGTCATTAAGTTTGTTTAGGAACTCAACTGCAATGCCCAAGTCTGTGCCATCATCAAATAGTGTCCACTCACTGTGGATTAATTGTGGCTTAATTGTGTTTTTGTATTCAAGCACAATATTTGTGTCATTGGCAACAAGTGATTGCGCATTATAAAGAGCAAATGCACCGTTGCTCATCACTGCAACAAATGGTGAGGCACTATTTCTTGGAAACGCAATAGTATTTTGTATTTCAAGTGCACTTGGACGCATATTATTGTTGTTAGTACTATTTCTCACCCAGAAATAATACTTTGTTACGGCATAGCCTGTACTTGGATCAACAATAACACGAGTACTATAAACATCATTTACAGTGTAAAGTGGCGGAGTAAGTGGATATCTTGTTGCATAATCTTTAGGCACAACATCACTTTCAACCCACTCGTATACAACAACTGAACTTGCTGGAAATGCTAGTCCCCAGAAATTAAATTTGTCAAGTGTAGAACCTTGTGTATTGTCATAATACTTTATGCTATTAGTATCCCACCATAGTTTACCAACGTGTTCAACACCCCAGTTATTCTTACGATCATAAGAGAAACTTACAGTGCTTGGCACATTACTGTAAACTGCAGGATCATAGTTGATAATATAATCAAGATACGTTTCACTACTATTTGGTAGATAACCATGTTGTAGGTCAACAACAGGCAAGTCAGCAATTAATTTACTTGTAGTGCTGTTATAAATGTAAGCACGTTCAATTAGTCTGCTATCAAAATCTTGTGGTTGACTACGAATAGTTTGCCATATTGGACTTGCGTTTTTGTTATAGTAAACATACATTGCACCAGTTGGGTTATTAAGAATATTTGCAGTTGGTGCACCAACCATAATAAAATTGCTGCTAATATCAACACCACTTGCAAAACGCTCAAGTGAACTTGCAGTATTATGAGTAAGTATTGTGCCATAAACAAATGTACCACTATCCCCAACGGTTTCCGTTGCACTTGGTACGTATTCATACAAATGAGCCGCACCACTGCGATATATTGTGTCAATAAATCGTGTACCACGAGCATCAAAACGTGTTAGTGCAACGTCAAATGTAGTAGTAATCTTGTTATTGCTTAGCGTAGAACCAACTACCAGTGATTTGGCATCAGGGCTAAGTGATAGTCGTTCACCAAAACGCAACGTGTCTTGTGCTAGGGGTGCATAAATTGTTTGTGCAAGTTGCCATTGTGCAATTCCCATTGTTTCAAGTGAACTGCCAGACTCATTACGAATACGCATATTGCTATATGCAACCTGTGCATCACTGTTTATTGTAATAGTTCCATCACTGTTAGAAACTGCAGTTATGCCAGGTATAGCAGCAGCGTTGATAGTGCTTGCTGTTTGGTATATATTGCTGTCAAAGTAAATTGGATCATATGGTGGTCTAAATGTTTGACCAAATGTAACAAGGTAATCATTAATACGAATACTGCTGTTTGCAGCAACAATAAAGTTTGAAACAGTGCCACTTACACTGCCATATTTCTTTGCTACGTTAATATGTTTCCAAACCGAACCGTTTCCACGTGAACCGCTATTCCAACCAGGTGAACCTACATACACTTCGCTGTTGTTTGATGAGATTCGTACAGTTTCACCATAGTTGCTATCTACTTTAATAGTATCAGTTTTTAGGTTTGCAACAAGTGCAAATTGATTTGTTTGTACACTTACAGTGGCATCACTTTGTGGATAACTGCTTAATGTTACCTGATTTGTAGTATAGTTAAATGCAGCAGCAGTGTCAATAATACCATCCACACTTACAGTTGGGGAAGACATTGAATATGGTGTAGTAAGTGTAGGACTGTTTACAAATGCATTGCTTAATTGGAAGTTATTAACGCTGCCATTTGCTACTAGGTTTTCAACAGTGCGTTCATAGATATAAGTTAAACCACTGTTAGTAACGTTACTGTTAGTAATTGTGCTATTTGGAGCACCAATTGCTACAATTCTACCATCACTGTTGGTATTAACGCTAAAACCAAAACCACTTGCTTGTGTGTCGCTTGTAATTATTCTGTTTACTTGACGAAAATATGGTTCATAGGTAAGAGTAATTGCTACGCCACTTGCTGGTGCGGTATAGAAAGCAACGTTGTCATTGCCTGGATCACGATAGTAATCTAGTTCAGGAACCTGTAACACACCGTTTATGTAAACCTTAATATCCTGTGAACGCAGTCCTTGACCAAGTGCGGTCGAAGGATATGTAAATGTTTTACTACTGCCATCACCTACACGGTTAGATGTGCTTGCCGCAACGTTTGCATACTGATAAACAAATACTTGATTGTTAACAGGTTCACCAACATATAACCAATTGCCATCCGCACTCATTGACATGCTAGTAGCAAACTTTGAACCTGGTGTTAAGTTGCTGTAAATTGCAATACTACTATTTGCCGCAAGTGTTACGCCAGCAACAGCCAAGTTTGTAGTTATACCAAAGTAATTAAATTGAGCGCCAGTATTGATGTTGGCAATTTTTGTTCCACTTGGAATACCTCCTCCACCAATGCCCATACCTGCTGCAAAATTTGATAGACTTGTTGCATTTGGAAATAACACATATGCATTGCTTTGTGTAAAACCTGCACTTTGAACAACAGCATTATCATAGTGAATAATTTGTGTGACTGCGATTGCTTGACTATTTGCTGTTGCAATATAAATGGAACCATAGTTTCCACCTACAGCAGCAATTGCAGCAATGTTATTATTGTTGATATCTACGGCAGAGCCAAAACTGCGTATACGGCTATCTGGTGATAGACTTGCGGTTTCTTGCCATACATTTTGCTGGTTTTTTCCATAAACAAATACTTGACCAGTTGTATTTTTACTGCTGGCACCAACGATTGCTACGTTTTGGTTCTTATTAATCTTTATACTAGTACCAAAATTATCAGTGGCACTTGTAAAGACAGGACTCTTTGTTTCATACAATGGATAGTTTGGTGTATTTTGTAGTACTTGATAGCCACTTGGACCGTTATCAATATAAACTATTTCACCACTGATCCATCCACGTGCAGGCGTATATGCGCCAAAGTCACGCACTGTGCTATAACGAACATTGATGAGTTTGAATACCTGTGCATGTAATACGCCACTAGATACGCTTGTGTTATTAGTAACTTTTACAGAGAATACGTTGCCGCCAACACGACTTACACGATAGAAACCACTTAAGTCACTGATATTACTACCACCAACATTACTTAATTTTGCGCCTTTTAGCATCACATAGTCTAGTACAGCAAAACCATGCGCAATATTAGTGGTAAAAGTAAGTTCGGTTGGACTAGTTTGATTAACATTGGTGATATAAACAATATCAGTTTGTGTTAAACGATAAACGCCCCATTGGTTTGAACTATCAGCCGCAATCCAAATTTTACTGCTTTCACCTAGCACAGTGTTTAGGTTGCTGATATTGTAAATTTTACTAATATCATAGGTTGTTAGCGCAACATCATTTGTGTTTACAGGACCAGCATACGGTATAAGTGTATTAATATTTTCTGTCTTAGCAAACAAGTCTGTACGATAGTTATTTGGCGTAAGCAATAAATCTTGTGGCTTTACACTGTTATAGGTTGTGCTGCGTGTATCATTCTTGCCAATAAACTCAAATAGATATTGATTATTGATAGCCACACTATTGCCAATATTAAACTCAAGTTTGTCTGTGTTAGCAGTGCCACCATAATTACCTAACTTTAGCGCCCACTGTTCAACAAGTTTGATATCACTGTCAATACGATTTTGTTTATTGCGTAAGAACGCATTGATAACAGCCTGTGTGCCTTTTTGAGCAATCATACCCAAATAGAACTTGTATTGTGTGGTGCGGTCTAAACCAAGGTCAGTTAAGTATTGACGATCTTGGAAACCTGTGGCATGCTTGCTTTGAATATCAGCACTTGTGTTAAGGTCTGCTTCATCAGGATTATAGAAGTTTGCAAACTGTGCTGCACCACTTGCCATGTTTGGGATAAGTTGCTTGCTTAACAGTTTACCGTTTATCTCGTACCAGTCCGTTGCTACAAATTTAGGCTTGCCTGGTATAAAATTTTGTGCAGCATAATATTTGTTTTTATAAAGCACAATATCGCCAGTATAATAATCAGTGTAACTATACCATATATCAATATCACTATAATTGATAAGGAAACCTGGTGCATAGAAACTGCCGTTCCAACCTTGTGTTTTAGTTCCATCAAGGCGTAAACGATACTGACGACTGCCTACTTGCTCATCATACAGAATATCATTAAACACGGTACTATTATCAAATACAATGCTGTGTTCATACTGCACAACAATAAGGTCAATAAGATGAATACCTTTTTGGGTATCTTTTAATTCAACAGTAAATGTATTATCACTGCGATAAACACGATAGTCACGGCCAGTTAAAACTGCGCCATCGCTGTTGATGATTTTGGTACGATTATGATCATTGCTGATAGTATCAACGATGCCATATGGACTACTAAATGTGATATTTGTGCCAGCAGGTGTAAGTGAAATAACTGTGTTATTGCCCCATTGCTGTTGATTCCAGAATAGAAATTCTTTTGCAGCAAGTGACCAATCGCTGACAGTGGCATTGTCTGCTAGAGTATTATCAAATACAAATCCACTGTTGATTAGGTATCGTCCATAACTTATTAAGAAATCTACAACCTGTTGTTCAGTGGCAAATATAGTGCCATAAGCAAAACTTATGATACTGTTCTGTGCGTCCTGATAAATGATAGCAGTGGCGTTGCCTACAGAAATACCATAGTTATTTGAGTTAATAACGCTTGGGATAGCTAAGAAGTATGGGCGTTCTTTATCAAATCCGCTAATCTGATATCCATTAACGGTTTTTTGAATCACAACCGCACTATAAACAGCACGAGCAACTGGCGCACTCTTGGTTACTTTAATCTGATAATTTTCTTGTGGAATCAACACACTGGTGTTGGTGCTTTGTGGACTTACTTGGTCAGCAACAACCGTGATATAACTCTTGTCAGTATAGCCACTTAACTTGTATACAAGGTTAAACGTACTATTATTGGCAACATCCGTCCAATTTCTCTGTGTGTCTAAATTATTGGCGATTAACAACTCACGAATGAATACGTTTAAACCAGGTATGTATTGATCAGCACCAGTTACTGCATAATTAAACACACGGTTATTAGTTACGGTATTAATAATTTGATTAAGGCTAGCATTATAAACAACATCACGTGTATTATACTTTAGCGCACAATACTCTGCTGGTCTAGCCAAGCACCATGCCACTTGCACTGCAAATGGATAAGCACTGCTACGACGCCAAGTAGTTTCTGCTGGACTTTGATCACCAACACGCCAAGCACCTGCTGCAGTATTTGCATCAAAACTTTGTAACACTGTTAGATTTGGTGGAAGTAAGTTACCATGCTCATCAGTTGGAATAATTCTGCTTAATCCAGGTCTGCTATAACGATAGTTAATATAACTCTTACTTGGTGAACCATTGTAAACTAAGCCGAGTTCAAGGTCAGCCCACATTGTGGTGTTTTGGCTGCTGTATGGACCTGGTCCGTACTTGTTTTGCCACCATACGGGTTCACTGGTAAAACCAACCATTTCCCATGGAGCAGTGTGCGGACGATCAGTGTCATAAAAATAATTATAAATTCCACGCCAATAACCAGGCACAGCATCACCAAATATCTTGTCTATACCACTGCTATAGTTGAAACTAAAAAGATTATTGCTTGCAGTGCTATTGGTAAAGATATCAACATTATTTGCAGTACTCCATGTAAGGAAACTAGCACTTAACAACTGTGTCCATTCTGCAAAACTATAATCAGTTTTACGGAATGCGCCTGGTTGCACACTTATTAAATCATAGTCGCTGCTATTTTGATATTCTACTGCGATATTGTTATAAACACGCTTCTCGTATTCTAATAAAATATAATCACGATAGTCACCATAAGCAATATTATAACTGCCATCATGTCCTACTACCACTGTTTGTGGACCACTAATATATGTGTTGTCTACTACAATTTGTGGTTTAAATTTAGGATAAAGACCAAGTTTTGAAGGAGTAGGTGGTACATTGCAACCATACGTGCTGCTATATTCATAGATATCAAGTGTATCTAATCTTGCAATAGTAAGAGAACTGCTCAACGATACCGTAAAGTTATAAATGGTATAATCAAAGCCATTAACAAGCAACACACCATTTAAGTATACAAGTGCAGCAATATAACTGCTTGGTTTGTTAGAAAAATTGATAGTTAAGTTAAAATTTCTATAAGTTGTATCTTGTATAGTATAGGTATTCTTAACGTAATTATTGCCACCAGCAACCATATCACTATAGTAAAAATTATTTGCGGTATTGGCAGTAGTGTTAAAATCTGCCAAGATAGTATCTAAACAACTACGATAATCACTTGTATTGCCAAATTGTTTTGTGTTGATTGCATCTAACAATTGATTTTTAAAATTTTGATAACTTTGGCTAGCAAAGTTAATTGCACGAATAGGATCAACATCCTGATTAGAAAATAGTAACGCAGCAGGTCGCATACTTGCACTATGTTGTAACAGTTTGCCGCCAACGTTATTATATTTTATATCACGGAAATTATTACTACCAGCAGGTGGACCAATTAGGTCTAGACTATTATTGCCGATTTCAATAAGATGGTTACGAACCTGACCAAGTGTAATTGTAGTAAATTCGGTGTTGTCACTGTTATTGGTAAGGTTTCTTGGCATGGTATATAGTTGACCGTATACCGGACTAACACCATTAATTTTAACAAAAAGTCTATCACCAACATTTAAGTTGTTGCTTAAATTTAAAATAGTAGTGGTTATGCTGGTAGTAATGCTATATGTGCCACTTGCTTGCAGCACACCATTGATGCTTACAAACAGATTCTTCTCATAGTAACTGTTATTATATACTACGCCCAAATCAAAGTTATTATAACTTACTTCAGTAGCAGTAAATGTTTTAGTAATATGTTGCTTACTTTTGTCACTTACCTCTGCCCAACCATTTGCAAAAGTATAGTTATTCCAACCAACAATAACAGCGGCATAACCATGATTAATGTTTACTACAGTATCGGTTTGGTTTAGATTATAATTAAATGTATCGCTAACATAATAATTTGAGAAAACAATATCACCAAGATTACCAATGCTTTGATATTTTAAACTAAAACCAAGTTCACTATCACGAGCACCTGTACCAATTGTATAACCAAATAGTTGACTGCCTGTAAAGTTACTGCTTGGATATGATGTAGTATCACCTAGTAAAAATCCATTTCTATCTACAATATCAAATAGAGGAAACTGTGGTCTGCTATTGCGAATCTGTGCAGTATTCCACGTGCCATCTACATAATAGAACATGTTTCCTTGGTTTGCTGTGCCATCCTGTGCAACAACAGCATCGCCATTTTTAACGGTTTTATATGGGATAAGATTAATCTGATCGGCAGTGTTATTAAACTGAATATATGTACCACTAGCAATTTCTGCAGTTAAATTATTACTGATAGTAACAATATTTTTAGCAGTGTCTATATTAGTAATAGTTGTGTTTTGCGGTACTCCTGTCGCAACAACTGCTTGACTTATTTGTAAATTACCTGTATCATTAATATAAAGTTGGTTAGTGCCAGCAGCACTGTAATCATAGGTAAGAACATTATAAACAGCGGTTGCCCTAGTTTTAACAGTTTGAACCTGATATATGGTATTACGCACATTTATATCAATATCATTCTTAAACAACACAGTAAAGCCGTTTTGTAACTGAATACCATCGGTTATGAATACGCCACCACTTTGTAGTGCATAATTATTAAAACCTTCTACTTGTGCAAAGGCATTTGTAATCGCACTGTCTACAACTGTCACGGGACCAGCATACGATGTTCCATGATTATAAAGTTTAAAATCAGGTAGAAACTCTACAATAGGACGTTTTGCCTGATAATTTGCATCAAATACAAATGTTTGATTAGTTACATTTGCTGCATATTGTAGCACATCACGATGGAACCAACGATTGTTACGACTCCAACTATTGCCGTCTACGCTGCTGCGATTAACAGTAATATAATCTTTTTGAGTAGGGTTATTTGTGTTTCCATCATATCCACCACTATCATAACCTTCTCCATTGCCATAGAATCCGCCACTGGCAGCATTAATAGTTTCAGGAGTTACTAAATCAGCAAACTTAACCAATCTAATAGCACTACCAACGCCTTCAACAATATATTCATTATCGTAGTAACTGCTAGGTGTTACCAACCCAGTAAACTTTACTTTAAGACCACTGGTAAACTGTACACCATTTGGACTTGTATAGTGGTCACGACCAATAATGTCATCAACATTCAAAACACTCAATGGGTCTGCATCAATAAGTCTAATTTGACCATAAATGTTTGGATTGCTTTGATCAACATAGTACAGAGTATCAAGCATTGCACTGATAGTAGGAAACTGTTGAAAGTAGCCACTGCTGTTTTTATAGCAGAAAGTATGACCATATTGTTGACCTTGTGTTACAAAAGTTTTGTAATTGCTTGGCCAAGTAGTAATATAAGTTAATTTCATAGTACGATCTGGCTGAACATTAATCTGCCAGATACCGCTGCGTTGAGCAGGTGCTACATCGCCCCATGTATCATTGTATGGAACATTAATATAGATGTATTTGCCGTCAAATGCACGAACGCCGTCAAGACCATTAGTTTGAATAAATGTATCATAGTTTACACCTTGCATTTGGTTATAAGGCACATCTACAACCATATCAATATCTTGAATAGCAGGCAGATTAATTAACTGATCTTGGGCAGTTTTTTGTGGTACATTAAATGTAACTGTGCCAAAATCATTGCCATTATTAACAACGCCTAGCACATCACGAGTAGAAATATTATTTTGAACGCTACTTGTGCCGTTAGTGCCAATTTCTGTTTGAATCCAAAACGGAAATCCGTGTTGACCAAGATGAAAGTTATAATGACCACCACGAACCAGTGTAAGTGTTGGATTAACAGCAGTTGAATAGCCATCAATAGTATAACCACTGCGACCAATAGCAGCACTTTGTTGTTCAGTTTGGTTGTTTGTAGTATAACTTACACGAGTAACATAGTAATCGTTTTGAATAGCAGTGCCACCAGCAGTAACATCTACGCTTAGTGGACCATTTGGAACCCAATAATACTGACGATAGTTTGTAAGTTTATCTAAATCAACAAAGCCGTTATAGTTATAATAACGATTTGTAAACATACGTTGGTGGTCGCTATTAATACCACCATCACTTACTACTTGGTTAAGCAAATCAGGATAGTTATATACATTATCAATTTTATAGGTATTGCTGTTGATAGCACGTTTCTTAATAACAACGCCAGGTTCTAACTGATAGAACTGCGCATACGCATCATTTTCTGTGATATAATAATCATTTTTATTAAACACGCTGCTTTGGTCTTGTTGACCAATATAACCATATACTTTTTTAAGTGCTGGTTCTTGAATCAACTGGTCTAGCGTGGCATTTAAAAAACGATTATTACTGCTTGTTTGAAAAACCTGCGGTAAAAACTTACTACTCTTACGCTTTGCCATACTATTAGTATCCTACTGTACTTTGACCAATGCCAGCAGCATTGATACCAGCCAACACGCCTTGTACAATTTGTACATTATCAACGGTGGCTGCACTTAAAAATATCTCATTTGGTTGGCAACGAATTTCATATAGGCTACCAAAAGTGGCAGTAGTATCCACTGGTACGAGCACGATGCTACTAATATATCCACTTAATTGCTGATGCAAGTAAGAAGATAGTTCACTAAAATAAAATGTATCACCAAAGTCCCAGTTATCTAACACAAAGTAAGAATTAATAGCATCTACTACACGACTCTTAATCTCGGTGTCGCTTAACGTAGTGCTTGGACTCTTTACCACTTGGAAGTTAGCACGTAGGCTACTAACTGCCTTTGCACCAAATAACAACTTATAAATGCCAGCATTTAGAATCATTTCGTCGCTTATCATCTTGTATGTAAACAGATTGCTGTAACTATTGTTTAATGTTACACTATCCAAGTCTGCTGGTTTCTGAACTGTATTTGTATTATCTAGCACATAGTTACGATAACTTTCATCATAACTGCGTGTAAGAATATAGGTATCAATAAGATTTGTAGCCGCTGGATCAATTCTGCGAGTATTCTCTGCATTATGTTGATATTCAAATATTAAATTTTGACGACCATAGTAGTTAAGATAGGTAGTGCTTACATCTACTACCGTTGCCACACCATTGATACTTTGAATTTGATAAAATGCATCATCACCTGCACAATAGAATATACTGCCAGTTGGAAAGTTATTACGAACTGCATTAAGTGCAACTTTGGTGGCATAAAGTGTGCTTATTCCACCAGTTGGAACCACTGCATAACGTACTAAATTATCATTATCAATATATTTCTTATAGAAAACAGTAGTGGCAGTAGTGTTAACTTCACTGAAGATCAATGGGTCGGTTGGTAATCCACTTGTGCTACTGATAGGATAAGTTACTAACACACGAGTGCTATCAGTATAACCATCACTTAACACAACATTCTTATAAATGTTTAAATTAGTATCATTTGCAATGCCATTAATGTTTAGTACACGAATATTATCTTTGACCAAACTGTTGGTGGCAGCATCATAAACCGCATTTGGATTGCTGTTGATAAAACTTACCTGTGAACTACTGCCAAAAACATAATTTAATTGACGATAGGTTACTGTATACTTTACGCCGTCGGTATTAAACTTCAGCAACCAACTGCTATCACTGTTTGTATATTGACTTGCTAGATTAAAATCGCCAGTATTATTAACTTTAGATATATCAATCTTTACCCATGGATCATTTACGCCAGCAGTTTGTGTATAATCATACACTAGCGCAAATTCTGTTTTGTTTAAAATATAACCTACCATACTGTTAATTGTATTATATTGAAATACTGTTGCAAATTCTGCATATACTTCACTTATAACAGCATTGGTTGGAATATTTTCACTCAATGTGACTGCACCAATATTACGACCAGCAACAAGTACAGTACTTGCACCCGTGCCACTTACGCTTTGAATACTTGCCCAAATTACAGTACGGTCAGTGGATATTTGTGGAGTTCCAGTTATTAAAGTATTGGTTGCATCAAAGTATTGTCCACTTGGTGCAGTAAATTTAATTAACGTGCCTACACGCAGATATTTTCTGCTGTCAGTTTGACTGTCGCCAATTTGAACAGGAGTCTTGGTAGTATCTGCGGTATTAAGAAAAAAACCTGTGCAAGTAGTGGTATCATTTGTGCTACGAGACCAAACGGTAGGGTTTATTAGGTTTACCTTAATAGTAGGAAAGTTTTCATAATAAAAATGACGCAGCGGATAGTCAGCCAAGATTGGTTGAATTATATTATTAATCACATTGATAATATCATTGCGACTATTGTATGTAAAGTCAAATGTTTGTAGGAAGGTATCTTTATAAAATACACCATCTTTTGCATAAAGATCGGTGCTTGTATACTTTCCAGTTGGGTCAGTTATATCTAAACCACGTGATACGCCACTGGCAAAACGATTTACAGATTTTACTTTTACAATATCGCTATAAGAAGTATAAGGAAAGATATTATAATCTTCGCCATTAACCATACGGTTTTGTGTGTAATAAGCCTGTGGTGCTTTTTGTTTAATTTCGTTAGTAAGATCACGACGTGAACTATTGCTTACTGTATATTGCAGTGAGCAGTTTAAGGTTATTGTTTCAGTTTGACCATTCTTATTAATATAAGGAATTGCCACAGAAATATTAGCCATATCACTTGGTGAAATACGGTAAGTTAAACCATTTGCCACACGATAATACGCACGATAATTACCAAGTGGAATTTGTGCAAAACTGTCATCACCAAATATCAAATCAATTTGGTCATTGATGCGTGTGTTTACACTGTAAAGAGTACGAATACCACGAGCAGTACTATTATATATGGCATTGCTGCCACTGGTACTTGCTACCTGTGTCCATAATTCTCCAATTTTACCGTTTGCAATCTCGTACATCCACACATCATTATTATTAACATTTTCGCTGTTGATAGAGAAGATACGGTTTGCAACTTTATCAGTAAGCGTGAAATCAATAGAGTTTAACACGCCTTGTTTAAAGAATAAGAAAAATCCAGTATTTGCACTGCTGTTACCACGACTATCGTTTTGATAAATTAAACCAAACTGACCACGTGTTCCAGGATCATACTCACTAATAGTATCAGTAGTCAGGATATTTGCACTTACAACTTCAAAGTTAGTGTTTACTGAACCAACATTGCTGCTGAAACCAAAGATAGGTAGAATAGTATTAGGAACACTCAAGTTATATTGTTCTGTACGAATACCATTAATTGTTTTACTAGCATAAGGTTTACCAATCTTTTGACTGCTGTTTATTGCGGCATTCATTATTTGAGAAAATTGTGTTACCCAGTTAGCATTGTTAGCATCATTCCACGCAATAGCAGTTCTAGCAAGGTTAGTGCCATTTATATCAATAATGCTTTCTGTAGTAGTTACAGAGTTTACTTTTAAGAAACCACTGGCACTGCGATTACGATTTGGAACATAATTTAATTGTTTTACTAGTTTCAGGACGCTATCACGGCGTTCTGCAGTTTCCAAGAAGTTTTCACGAGCGTTTAAATCTGTTCTAAAGGCAACACTTTGTGCAGTAAATGCAATAAGGTCAAGTAGTGCTACATATTCACTGCTTTCAATGAAGTCATTGAAGTCTTCGGCATAGTATGTTTTAACATAGTCAACCATAACTTTGCGCAGTGTTTCAAAATCATAACTTTGAAAGTCAGCATTAGAGAAGGTTGTATAAATCTTCTTCCAATCTTCGGTTGCAAATATATTGGTCTGACGTGTATTAGTTGCCATTGGTACTCTCTATCACATATTATTTATTTGGAAAATTAACTGCGTATATTAAAGAACATACAGTTTTTGACTGCTATTATCAAATAATACATTAAGTGCTGCAAGTTTATTATCAGTGGCAAATCGTAGTTGAAAATTTAATATTAAACCACGTCCATCTGGACTTTCTTGCACAATGGTTTGGCTTACTACATTAAATCGTGGGTCATAGGCAATAATACGATCAATATCTTGTTTAATTTCTGCTTTTAGCGCAGGCGTTAACGGATCAAACAACCTATTCCAGATAATGCAACCAAAATTTGGATTATGTAATTTTTCACCCTTACGAATCTGTAAATGATTTAATAAATCTTGAACTATGAGATCATTGTCAGTGATCCCAAATGGTCCAAATGTTCTATTAACTGATGAATAACCTTTATAAAGTGCCATACTAATATTTACCCCTCATCAACAACTACCTGCACTTGGACCAGTTGCAGCACTGCCTTGTGGAGTATCACTGCCACCAGTTGCGCCACCACTGCCTGGTGCAGGTGTAGTTCCTGTTACTGGCGCAGGTTTTTCTATTGGCAAGTATGAATTATCAGTTGCGGGCGGCGTTGATGGTGTTGCAGAATCAGTTGGTGGTGGAGAATATGGATCATTATAACCACCACCAAGAGTTCCTTCGCCAACTCGTGGGTCGCCAGTAGTAGTAGGCAGAGGCACTGGATTATTTCCGAAAGAATAACCTGTTGTGTTATTAGAAGGATCGCCTATAGCAAGTGGCGCAGCATCTGGTGACTTTGGTTGTGCAAACGTTGGAAGTGTACTTGTATTTGTATATTCAACATCACGGTTTGGTATTCCGCCATCATATGTTGCGCCTGGTTCAAATGTGGCGCTATTTGTTGAAACTGCAGTTGATGCTGGTGCTCTATAGTCTGCAACTGCATCTGGAACTACTGGATTATTAATACTTGCAACACTTGCAGTTTGTGCTGCCTGTACAGCATTAGCCTGATCTACAATTTCTTGCTGTGTTTGCACGTGAGTAGATATATTATTAGTATTATCACTAGGCGATGCATCACCAGCATCTATCGCAGCATAATATGCATTTTGTTTTTCTTGCAACATTGCGCTTGCGGTTCCTGTTGCATCGCTTGGGTCTTTGTCAAGCAGTGGATTTGTAGCAATAATAGTATCACGTTGGCTTTGTGCCGTTACAAGACTATCATTTGCCACTGCAGCATCGTTCTTGAAAGCAGTAGTACGTGGGTCATTTGCGCCAAATGTCTGTAATGCGCTATTATATTTTGCATTTGCTGAATCAGCAGTAGCCTGTGCAATAGCAACATTTGTTTGTGCGGCGTCTACTTGTTGGTTAGGTGTTGGACCAGGTGTGGCAATATCTGTAGTTTGTGCCTGTGTTCCAACATATTGAGCACGTAATTCAGCACGTTGTTGTGGGTCAAGTGAACCATAATTTACATTTAAGTCTGCTGGTCGTGCAATAGGCAACGGAATCTTGCCTGGGCTAGCAGCATCTACCTTGGAAGTTGCATCAACAAAACTACCGCCACTTGCCAATATACGTTCTGCATCCTGACGACTAGCAGCCGCATTAGGATCAACTTGCACAAAGCCAAAACTGCCTTGCTGTCCGCTAGTTGGGTTTTGAGAATTACCACGCAACGCATTGTTTAATATATTACCAACAGCATTGCCAGCAGCGCCGATTGCACGGTTGATAAGATTATTCTTAACGTTGTCAACGATATTACCAAGTAGACTACCACCACCATTTTGTAAAGTAGGACTATTTGGCGATACAAATCCACTCTTGGTTGAACCATTATTCCAAGGAGCATTTGGCGCAATGTTTTGTGTAAATGCACTTGACGTTAGTCCAACACTTTGCGCACAACCTGTTACTACTTGGTCATAGGTATAGATTATTCTGCCTTGAATTTGACGGATAACAACAGTAACCCAAGCAATTCTTGTTTGCGGATCAGCAAGATACACATAGTCAGTTGGGTTTATACCACTATTGTTTTGAACAAACCTAGCAAAACTTACAACCTCATTGGATGTAAGATTATTACTCTGCATATAGTTCGCAATCAACTGTATAGCAGTGATAGGTGTAGCAGTTGCATAACTGTCAAATAGTGATATCAGTGCAGCAATACCATCTTCTGGTTTAGTATACACTGCAAGTCCATTTGCAAATCCAACTGCAAATTTATCATTTGCACTATATTGTAGATTGCCTGGATTGTTTTGCAGTTCGCCTGTACTGTAGTTCTGATTAGTAAACTGACCACTTACATTGTTGCCAATATCCAACGCACCACCAGTACCATGTGTAATATTTTGTAATAGACTTTGAGTTGCAAAGTTTGCAATAGTTGCAATTGGGTTGGGCACCTGTGGAATATATTGTGCAAATGAACTACTTTGACCAGCAGCACTGCCTTGCATACCATTGTTGTATGTTGTTGGCGAAATATTGTTTGTCATTGGTCCATAACTACTAGGAATATCACTGCTGCCATAATTATTTGTAGCACCATATGGTCCACTACTAGTACTTTGACCCTGTGCAGCACCATAACTTGGTTGCGCTTGTGGGTTTGCTACACCACCAGTATTACTTGATGGTGTTGGTGTGGTTGGTGCAACTTCACTAGCACCATTTGTAGCAGCATTAACAGTTTGGTTTTGCTGTGGAGCAACGGTACTGCCGCCGCCTTTAGGCGTGCTACGATTAAATGGCTCATGAGTAGGCATATTCTTTGGAGGTGTGGCACCACCTGCTTCCATCGCAGGCGTTGCGCCAACAGTGTTCAGTGTGATACACAGTGCTCGCATATCAAGGTGACCGCTACTCTTAAACTGCAAACAAGTATCACCTGTAACATACGTGCTTTTACCTTTTAGGTGTAGGCTCATTGCACCAGTTACTTTTGTGCTGCCACTGCCTTTTAAGTTTAAATCTTTGCCTTCAATATTAACATTGGTATCGCTTTTAATATTAATATCTTGCTTGGCATGCATACTAATGCCGCCTTCGGTTTCTAAATTAAAACCAGCCTTGGCAGTAATATTCATTGTACTTTGACCAAATACATTGATATCACCTTGTGATGTCATTTCAATCCATGCCGTGCCTTTGCTATTGATAACATAGATGAAATCTTTGGTATCATTCATTAGAATCATATGACCAGCAGCGGTTCTAAAACGCATCTGCGCATTATTACCTTTGTAATCACCATCATCCATTACAAAGGTATGACCGCCTTTACGACCAGCAACGCCCAATACAGGGTCTTCAATTATCGGTTGACCTGGTGTACTAATACCAAACACACTGCTTGGTGTTTCACGAAATGCCGAACTGGTGCCTGGACCACGGTCTGGGTCTTTTATAATACCCTGCGCTGTCCATGTTTTTTCTTGATCCTTATGTACCAATCGTGGAGACTTGGCAAATCCAGTTAGGTCACCACTTGGTCCACTTTGTGCTGCAAGTGGATCAACGTATAAATCAACAACTGGTGCTGGTGTTTTTCCATCAACAGGCGCAGAGATAGCAGGCACCATGTGTAGACTAGGCCATTGTGGAACACAGCCAATCCAATAACCACGTGCAGGATCACCATTAACAAATATACAAATAACATCTACGCCAACATCAGGTGGAACAAACCACATACCATAACTATGTGGTGAATGTTGATAGTCACCGCCAGTTTGCTGTGGTGTTACGCCATAAAAAGGTGTGCTATACGCAACACTGCGCCAACTGCGGTCATCATTTGGATCACCACCAAGTTCTGGAATCCATACTTGTAGTCTGCCACTGCGTAGGATATCAGTATTTGCTTTTACTGTACCAATAAAAGGACCAGGCGCAATATGTACGCCATCTGCCTTGGAGTGGTCAAACATTTTTGCTGTTTTACTACTGCCTTGTCTGTTTAATGGGTCAGCCATGTTTTATCCTTATCCGTATGATCCTGCGCCAGCAGTTATTTGTTGTTGAAATGAATCTTCAATAGCCCCACCAATACTTGGTGCGCTTGTTGAAGTTGGAATTGAAATTGGAATAGTAGTGCTATCTGGTGCCGCAGTTCCAGCAGTTGATGGTTCTGCTCTGGGTGCATTGCCAGCATTATTACTTGCGGTTGGTGCGGCACCATTGACGGTATCGGTTCTTGCAGCAGGTGCCTTTGGTGCAGTTTGGT